CGGCTGGCGTTCAATATGACCCTGCAGGTGTTGGCGCTGTTGCTACTACCGTTCAAGCAAAGCTCCGCGAATCTGTCAGCGTCAAAGATTTTGGCGCGGTTGGCAATGGGATTGCAAATGACACTGTTGCAATTCAAAACGCTGTGAATGCTGCTCAGGGCAAAACTCTTATTGGTGTGGATGGCGAATCTTATTTGATCCGTGATGAGATCGTAATTCCATCGAACGTTACGATTGACTGGCAAGGCGCAACAATCATTGATGATGTGCAGACTTATAGGCCAGCAAATCAAGCGAACCGAGCCAAGCCGTTATTTTATATATACGGTGTAAATAACATAAAAATCAAAAACTTTGTATATGAATCAACCATTACAAGGGCAACACTTAGCACAGTTGTTCCAACTGGGATTATTTGGATTGGCGACAACAGCACAACTGGTAATGGTCCGACTCACGACATTGAAATTTCAAATATTACTGCAAGTAACTGTGCAAACTACACCTTGTTTGTGGCTATAGTCGGCAATGCCTATAACCTGATCGTCAAAAACGTAGACATAACCGGCGACTGCGACTATGGCATTAATATCGAGTACGGTGAAGCTGCAACAGGCCCAACCCCGCCCGATAACTATGGCATGTATCCTTACAATGTGATTGTTGAGAACTTCAACGGGTACAACAATGCTACATCAGTTGGATTTTTGCGTGTTGCCGCTGCTTATAATATCAAGTTCTTGAACTGTTATGGAGAAAACGTCAAGAGTTTCATATATGCGTGGACTGGTGACCGTAGCATTCAGCGAGTTTCTGAAAACGTGATTTTTGAGAATTGCTCGCACTATGCTGGAGCGAATTTCTTAAACGGCGTTATAAATTATATTGTCCAGGTTTTGTCTCCTGACAAAGACGGTTCTACCGGTGACCCGCTTCCAGCATGGACAAATCAATATCACCTATTCACTTTCAACAACTGCCAGTTCCAAAACAACAAGGAAACAGATAGTGCCTGCTTCCGTTTTTATGGTTCTCAAGGTAGTACGGTATTTAACTCCTGTATATTCCAAGATTCTTACTTCGGAGTTAGAGCGGGCCCGTCTGTTAATCCTAGCTATACATCATTGTATTCACTGAGGTTTAACGATTGCGTATTTAAGAACAATTCTCGTGATGTTCGGCTTTCTACTATTCGTGGAGTGGTTTTCGATCACTGTAAGTTTGTATTCCAAGATGGAACACTAATTCCTGTCAAACTTGAAGCAAGCTCCATTTCAAATAAGTTCAATAGCTGTCTGTTTTATGGATTGGCAACCGACATTGCATATGTCGTCATTGATTCTGGATGCGTTCTAAACAAAATCGAAAATTGTATTTTTGCAGATACTGGGTCCACTCCTCCTCTTGACTTAAGTGGTGTAACGCTTGGCTATAACAACATATCACCAGATCAAGGTCTTGTGCGAACTGGTTACGCATACTATGGAATTTCAGGTGAGCCTCAAACTTTGATTGTAGATTTGTCTAGCGTTTCCGGAACGCAACTAGATGCCGATAAGCGCACCCTGTACACGTTGGGGGCTCTAACCAAATCAATTACAGGCGTTTTGAATGGAGCGTTAAATACTACTATTAAGCTAACATCAGAAAGCGTTGGAGCAAATATTACATTTGTTCACAACAGTGCTGGCGAAACGACCACATCAAGAATAGTAACGTCCACCGGAGCGAATGTCACATTGACTGGGTCTGGATGGACTGCAATCCTTACATCAACCCCTAATGGTTGGTATTTGTTTACTTAAAATTTAATTAGGTGATAAATTGGACAATCAGATGATCTTCAACGCAGCCGTCAGCCTTGCTGGTTTCCTTGGGGGCTGGGTTCTGAACAACATTTACAAGGCGATTGAGCGGCTGGAAGATGAGGCCAGAACCTCCCCGGCAAAGTACGTTCGACGTGATGATTATCGAGAAGATATGAGCGAGGTCAAAACGTTACTCGGCAAAATCAGTGACAAATTAGACAATAAAGAGGATAAAAAATAATGCTTACCCTACTCAGCACAATCGTTTCGTTTCTGGCTGGCGGATTGCCCAGGTTCTTGGAGTTCATGAAGGATCGCAGCGACAAGCGACAAGAGATTGAGCTGTTAGGGATGCAGATTCAGAGGGAGTTGGAACTTCGAAAGATTGGATTTGATGCAGAGGCCAAGCTTGAGGAGATCCGCTCCGCTCAGTTGGAAATGGATATTGCAAGCCGCGAGATCCAGGCCAGAATCGGCGCACAGAGCGACGAAATGAAGGCAATTTACACCCATGACGCGGCTATCGGTGAAGGTGCTAGCCAGTGGGTGATTAACCTTCGCGCGTCTGTGCGGCCTGTAGTCACCTATGGATTCTTCATCCTTCTGGTTCTGATTGACATCGGCATTTTCTTCTATGGGGTAGCGGCTGGCGCTTCGTTTGTTGATGTGGCTGCGCAGCTCTGGGATGAGAACACCCAGGCGCTATTTGCATCCGTGATAGCGTTCCACTTCGGCGGCAGAGCCTTCGGCAAATGAAGACTTCAGAAGTCGGCATCAGCCTTATCAAACACTTTGAGGGTGTCAGGCTCAAGCCATACAGGTGCCCTGCTTTGCTCTGGACTGTCGGCGTCGGGCATGTTTTGTACCCAAGGCAGCATCACCTAACGCTCGAGGAGCGTATGCACTTCCAACTCGCTCCAGCTCACAATCGGACATTCACACAAGAGGAAGTCAATGATCTACTCAGAAATGATCTTCGTCGGTTTGAGCGGGGTGTTGAGAGACTGTGCGGAACAAACATCTCGCAATGTCAATTTGATGCTTTGGTTAGCTTCGCTTTCAACTTGGGGCTCGGTGCCCTTCAGCGGTCAACGCTCAGAAGAAAGCACCTCAGAAAAGACTACGCTGGAGCAGCCAGCGAGTTTCTGAAGTTTGTCCGAGCAGGCGGGAAAGTCCTGCCCGGGTTACAACGGCGTCGTATTGCTGAACGAATCTTATATATGAAGCATCGCCAAGCCGGCGAGGCTTATGACGATCAATAAAACCAGTAAAATTGTCGCAGCTTTCGAGGCAAAACTCTCGAATTCTGTTTTTTCGTACCATTCGAATTCAAAATCTGTAACGCAATCGCATTGACGACCTTGACCACAGTTACCGTTACACATCATCATCTCCTTTCAGTCGTTGAACAATCAAAGTTGAGTAGCCTGCGATGTCGTGCCAACTATCGGCGTAGTCGGCGTCCCCGTTGATGATCCTGGCGATCTTGTGACAGATCATATCTAGGGCCTCTTGCTGGTCCAAGGCAAGAATCTTGCCTCGATGCTTGAGGTGTGTCCGAATTACAAGCTTGAGGTCCTGTGAGACTTCTGCATGTCCCGAAAACTTGCCGTATTTCTTGCCACGTTCCTGCAATGTTCCTTCCACGTCTGACATACGTTTCCTTTTGATTGAGTCTCCGCAAGCAGCCACCGCTTGCCTAGTTTACGAACAGCACGAACCCACTCGCGCTGATTGTGCCGGTTTACATTCCGTGAAACCGAACTGTTATTCCACAGCTTTCTTACCAATTTCAGGGCTTTTGTATTCATGATTTGGCGGGGGTGTCGGGCTCACCCGAACTTACCTTTTCAGACCCCCATATTTGTTAGTCGATCATAGAGTCAATAATGTCGTTTCGTGCAGTCATCACCAATCGGCCCAATTGCTCAAGGCTCATGAGACCCTTCTCAACCTTGTTGCACGCCTCAACAAACGTGATGGTGTCGTTCTCCATCTCGTATGAAACATCATCAATACGAAATTCAGCAATGAACTGAAATTCCTCTTCATATTCCTTTTCGTCTTGTTCCATTTGATCGAGGTACTTGTTGGTTTGGCTGGTGATGTAGCACATTTCGGAAGCTCCGGGTTGTGTGTTGCGATGGGTTCAATTGTGAATGCGCTGACATTCAATGTCAATGTGTTCTAGGATAAACTCCCCAATTTGTTGCTTTGCGTCGTCACACCCCTTGGCAACGATGCAATGGTATTGATTGGCCTCCAGGTAATCAATCCAGTCTTTTTGATCGGCGCTAACAACGCCACCCTTCTTCCGCTTCATCTCCACCCACAGGCCCCAGGATGGAATGAAAAGATCGGGCACCCCTCTGCACACGCCCTCAGACTTCAGGCGCGTTGCCGTGGTGATTGTTCTGGCTCCTCCGTTTGGGATGGCGAAGATTCTGACCCCGTGATATGTCTGTCTGAACCACTTCACAAACTCACGTTGCTCAAAGTGTTCGGTGGGTACAACGTCAGTCAAAGTTTTCATTAAGTGCTTTCTCAATTCTTTCTAGCTTCATCCTGAGATCCACCACTTCATACAAAATCTCACGGTATCCGACCCATGCTTTTTCGGCGCGTTCTCTCTCAACCTCAAGCAAACGGGTTAAACGATCAAACTGATGTCGTTCTTGTTTGTTCATCAAAATGGGATCTCCTCAAACCAACTCGGGCATTGATCTATTGACCCGGCAAAATTTTTCGGCACTTTCTCATCGAACATCGTGCAGTAGTCATGGTCTGCAAAATGGTCGCATGTGTAACAGCACTTCGGCGGGTACAAACCCTTCTTTGCCTCTCTCAGTTTCTCTCGGTACACCTGGACAACGTGTGGCTCACTCATTGATCCCCCATTCTCGGTTGATAACTCGAACAAACTTCCCTTCTTTGCGGTACTCCACCAAGCTCGGCGGCGTGGCCTTCGTCATGATCTTGGCGCATTCGTCTAGATCCTCGTGAGACCCGATGGGCGCACCGGCTTTTTTGGCCATGTCCATGAACGTCCTAATTGCCTTTTCACCCGGATACCCATCATGCGTGATTGTCAGATACTCGGTAACCGGAGGATCACTCAGGGCACCGTAATAAGTGACCGCGAACATTTCTTTACCTGATGCCCTGCTTGTGTGCTTACGCCAGATCCAGGACCGTACGAGCATCTCTGTGCCCTCGATGCCCATGATATCGTCAACGTGCAGCGTCAGGGGCTTTTTTTCTGGTTCAGGGAACGGAGCGCCACAAGCTGGGCATTTTCTGGCGGAGATCGGGCACAGCTCGTTGCAAGCCTCGCACAGCTTTACTGGGGTCTCGCCATTGCCTGATCCTGCCTTCTTCGGAGGCTGCACTGCCGTTATCGGGCCATGTGTCGCCACTACACCAGCAAAATCTAGCACTAGGCAATGGTCGGTGTGGCTCTTTGGGCGCATTCCTCGGCCTGCCATCTGCACATACAGGCTAGGTGACATCGTCGGGCGCAGCATGGCAACCAGATCAATATCAGGGTAATCAAACCCTGTCGTTAGCACATTCGCGTTCGTCAATGCCCTGATTTGCCCGGCTTTGTAGAGCGTCAAAATGCGTTCACGCTCCGCTTTCGGCGTATCCCCTGTCACGCACTCCGCAACGATTCCGAGGCTTTGCAGCACGTCTCGCACGTTCTCAGCATGACGGACACCGGCACAGAAGAACAGCCAAGCTTTACGATCATCGGCCCTAGTGATGACCTCCTGCACGATCGCTCTGTTTTGTGCCTCGTTGTCAACGGCGGCTTGCAGCTCGGCCTCAATGTACTCCCCGCCACGCTTGCGAACGCCTGATACGTCCAGTCGCTCAGCGGTTACCTTTGATCGCAACGGAGCAAGAAACTTGCGTTTGACCAGTTCATCAATGCTCACCGGCTCGATTAGATCGGAAAAGATCGCGGGCGCATCAGTGATTAAACCGTGTCCTAGCCTCCAGGGAGTAGCGGTAAGGCCCACCACACGAAGATTGGAATTGATGTCCTTCAGGTCGGCCAACAGCCGCCTATAACCTCCTTCGTCCTTGTGTCCGACAAGGTGGCACTCATCAATGATGACCAGATCAACGTGACCAATCAGATGAGCTTTGTCCCTCACCGACTGAATGCCTGCAAAAGTGATAGGCTCCCCGAGTTGCCTCCGTCCAATGCTTGCGCTATAAATACCCATTGGCGCTCCCGGCCAGTGGAGTCTCATTTTCTCCGCGTTTTGCTCAATCAGCTCTTTCACATGAGTGAGCATCAGAACCCGGGTTTCTGGCCAGTTCTGCAAGGCATCCTTGCACAATGCCGCAACGATGTGGCTCTTTCCTGAGCCAGTCGGCTC